CTCGAATTAGAAGGCACTTCAAAATCAGGAAGAGACGAAGATGTTTTCACATTACTTGAGTGTCATGTTAATTTAGATTTAGAAGGTTTTGAAGACGTTGACACAAACGGTGAACCAACAGGTATTAAGATTCCATATATTGTAACCATGGATGAAGGATCAAGAAGAGTTTTATCTATTCGAAGAAACTATGAAGCAGGAGATCCATTAAAGAAAAAAATTTCCTACTTTGTGCATTTTAAATTTTTACCCGGCCTTGGCTTTTATGGTTTTGGTTTAATTCACATGATCGGTGGATTATCTAGAACAGCCACAGCTGCTTTACGACAACTCTTAGATGCTGGAACATTATCAAACTTACCAGCAGGTTTTAAACAAAGAGGTATCCGAATTCGAGATGACGCACAGTCTATTCAACCAGGAGAGTTTAGAGATGTAGATGCTCCAGGTGGAAATATTAGAGATGCGTTTATGACTCTACCATTTAAAGAGCCATCTCAAACTCTTTTAAATTTATTGGGTGTCGTTGTACAAGCAGGTCAACGCTTTGCATCTATAGCGGACTTGCAGATAGGTGATGGGAATCAAGGCGCTGCAGTGGGAACGACAGTTGCGCTTTTAGAAAGAGGGAGCAGAACGATGTCTGCAATTCACAAAAGAATTTACGCAGCACTCAAAAAAGAATTTAAATTATTATCAAGAGTTTTTAAGCTTTATCTACCCCAAGAATACCCCTATGATGTTGTCGGAGGACAACGTCTCATCAAACAGTCTGATTTTGATGACAGAGTAGATATATTGCCAGTTGCAGATCCAAATATATTCTCTCAGACACAGCGTATCTCCCTTGCGCAGACGGAATTGCAATTGGCAATGTCCAATCCACAGATACATAATTTATATCAAGCGTACCGAAACATGTATGAAGCAATCGGTGTAAAAGACGTTGATCAAATACTAATTCGACCACAACCCCCACAACCAATGGACCCTGCATTAGAGCATATTAATGCTCTTGCAGGGCGACCGTTCCAAGCGTTTCCAGGTCAAGATCACAGATCACACATTCAAGCGCACTTGTCTTTCATGGCAACAAACATGGCAAGAAATAATCCACCGGTAATGGCGGCGTTAGAAAAAAATATTTTTGAACACATCAGTTTAATGGCTCAAGAACAAGTTGAACTCGAGTTTGCACAAGAATTAAGAACAGTTGCAGCGATGCAGCAGAATCCACAAATGCAAATGCAGGCAAGAATGATGTCGCAAAAAATTGAAGCAAGAAAAGCACAACTCATTGCTGAATCTATGGAAGAGTTTTTAAGTGAAGAGAAGAAAATTACCTCACAGTTTGACAATGATCCTATTGCAAAACTAAGATCTAGAGAATTAGACCTTAGAGCAATGGAAAATGAGAGAAAAGAACGTGAGGGAAATGAGAGAATTGATCTTGATAAGATGAGAGCAATGATGAATCAAGAAAATCAAGACGAAAAACTAAAACAAAACGAAGAATTAGCAAAATTAAGAGCTAATACATCAATTGAAAAGACCATTTTGTCTAAAACATTACCAAAAGCAGAGGATATGATGGGTAATATTGCTATTGTTAGAGGTGACAATGACTCAAACTAAAAAACAAGACCGAAAAATTGCAAAAGTGATGAGAGAATTTAAAAAAAAGAAGCTTTCTATTGGAAAATCTGATAAAAAAGTTAAAAATAGAAAACAAGCGATCGCTATTGCTTTGCGAGAAGCAGGCGTGAAACAAAAAAGGAGCAAAAATGGAAAAAGAAAATAAGATTAAAGAAGCCAAAGTTGGTGAACAAGAGATTCAGATCGATCCACGTTCAAAAACAACTTACAACGGCGCTTATAATCAAATTGCTACTGGTGGACCTGAGCTAGAAGTTCAAGGACAAGGCGCAGTGCTTCCAGAAAAAAGAAGAAAATCAAAAGCGTTTTAATTATGTGGTTAAGTGCTGTTAAATTAGCCCTAAACGCTGGCGGTAAAATTTATGCAAATAGACAAAAAGCTAAAATGGCTATGTCTGAAGCACAATTATTACATGCAGAGCGACAAGCGCGTGGTGAGGAGGCTTACCAGGGTAAATTATTAGAGGCCCGTCAATCGGATTGGAAAGACGAGGCAGTTTTGATAATTTTAAGTTTGCCCGTCGCAATTTTAGCTTGGGCAGTCGTATCAGATGACCCAACTGCGATGGATAAAGTAAAATTGTTTTTCAAAATGTTTTCTGAACTTCCTAGTTGGTTCACGAATTTATGGATACTTGTCGTAGCAAGTATTTATGGTATAAAGGGCACACAAATATTCCGAAACGGAGGGAAAAAATAATGGTAAACAGACTATACAATAAACAGGTATCACCAAAAGGTTATATGAAAGGTGGACGTGTTAAAAAAATGGGCGGCGGCATGATGATGAAAAAAAGGCCAATGTTAAAAAAAGGATCAAAACCTGACTTTTTAGATTTAGACAAAGATAACAATAGAACAGAGTCTATGAAATCTGCAGCTAAAAGTATGAAAAAAAATCCAATGATGAAGGCTAACAAAAAAGAAAAAGCAGGGATGAAAAAAGGCGTTAGTAAATTAAACGAAGGTCTTAGAAAATTTTTAGAGAAGAAAAAAGGTAAAAAATAATGTTACGAAAAATTAAAAACAAAATTTGCGAAATCTTTTGCAAGCTGTTTGGTATTACACCATGTGTTTGTGATCACGATTGTGAGTGCAAAGATAAAGCGAGTAAACAATAATGACTAAACTGTGTCCAAGAGGTAAGGCCGCAGCGAAGAGAAAATTTTCTGTTTATCCTAGTGCATATGCGAATGCCTACGCCAGCAAAATTTGTGCAGGTAAAATTAAAGATCCATCTGGTGTAAAGAGAAAAGATTTTAAAGGACGTAAACCTTCTGCAGAAGGTGGTAGAGCAGGTGATGGTCCATTAAGAGAAAGAGCTAGATACGGAGAGAGATCTAGACAAAAAGTTTCTGAAAGAAAAGAAAAAGTAAATAGAATGAATAAAGCTGGATCTGCTTTACGTAATACAACAAAGTTTAAGCCTAGACGTGATATGCGTGGATCAGATAAATTAAAACAAATTAATAAAGCTGGATCTGGAAAGAGACCAAAACGATTTGAAGAAGGTGGTAGAGTTTATAAAGCTGGTGGTGGATTAATGGAAGCAACAGAAAGATTAAGAAGACAAGGATTAAAAAGAGGAGGCATTGCAACCGGTTGCGGAAAAGTGATGTCGAATAGAAGAAAAGTAACAAAGGTTTTTTAGAGCCATGGCTAAAAATGGTCTTGATAAATGGTTCAAACAAAAATGGGTCGATATTGGCTCAAAGAAAAAAGATGGATCTTTTGCAAAATGTGGAAGATCAAAACAAAAAGCAGACGCAAAACGTAAATATCCAAAATGTGTCCCACTTGCAAAAGCAAGAAGCATGTCAGAAGGACAAAGACGTTCAGCGGTAAAAAGAAAGAGAGCAGTAGCTCAAGGCGTTGGTGGTAAACCAACAAATGTAAAAACATTTGTGAAAAGAACAAAAAAAGCAAGCGGTGGACCAGGAGGAACAACCACTCCATACTTTGGTAGATCAATCAAAGGAAGTTATGGTGGTGTAGAACTATCTAATCCATCTTACAGAAAATATTATAAAGGATTAATTTAATGGGAAAAACTTACGATATACCAGATGTTGGAATTATGAAACTTTCTGATTTTGAATATACAGCAAGTAGAATGTCTTCTACTGCATTAAAAAATTTAAGTAATCAATCACTGCCTGATCCAATTATGGCAGTCATAAAAGATGAATTAAATAAAAGAGGTAAGAAAAAAGGTGGTTTAATTGAAAAGCCAATGGGACCTGGAGGAAAATAATGGTAAAAGGTTTAAAAAAAGTTGCAAAAGGTTTGCAAAAAGCATCAAAGACACATGCAAGACAAGCCAAAATAGTTAAAAAACATATCAAAAAAATGAAGGCAAAAAAATGACGGATAAATTAAAAAATAAACAGAAAAAAAGATTTGAAAGAATGCAGAAAACACAAAGAGAGTATTTACAAAGTCTATCAAAAGCAGAGAGAGTAAAACGAACAAAAAAATTGATGACGCCTTTAAGTGAAAAACTTAAAACAAGAATTACATCACCTTTTAAGGCAGCTAAAAAAATAATTAAAAAAAATGGTAAAAATGGCAAGAAGAGATAAGATGCCAGCAAGAAACAAGAAGAACTTCAGGCCTACAAAGGCCGGAGCAGGCATGACACGAGCCGGTGTCGCTGCCTATAGAAGAGCAAATCCCGGTTCAAAAATAAAAACAGCGGTCACAGGCAAGGTCAAACCTGGATCAAAAGCTGCGAAGAGACGTAAGTCCTTCTGCGCGAGAAGCGCCGGCCAAATGAAAAAATTTCCGAAAGCAGCAAAAGATCCTAATTCTAGACTACGCCAGGCTAGAAAAAGGTGGAAATGCTAACATTTGAAGATCTAGTAAAAAAAATCAGAAAAGAATTGAGAGACAACTACCAAGCGGTAGGTGACTCAATGATTGCAGGTAGTGCAAAAGATTACGAACAATATAAATATCTATTAGGTCAAGCACATGCTTATCAATCTATGGATCAAGCATTAACAGATATACTTAACGAAAACGAAAAAAAGGAGAAGAAGGATGAGCGAAAAGCTGATAACATCATCGAATTCGGAAGAAGTTCCGAAGACTAAATTAGCGTTAGAAGAAAAATATAATAAGCTAGATGAAGATAAAGACGCGGCTTATGAAAGATTAAAAACTAAAGAAGAAGATAAACTTCCTAAACCTACAGGTTGGAGAATGATTGTATTACCATTCAAGATGCCTGAGAAATCAAAAGGTGGTTTATACTTTGGACAAGAAACTTTAGAGAGACAACAAGTGGGAGCAACGTGCGGACTCGTTCTTGCACAAGGACCACATTGTTATGATAAAGAAAAGTTTCCTGAAGGACCATGGTGCAAAACAGGTGACTGGGTGATCTTTGCACGTTACGCAGGTTCTAGGATACAAATCGATGGAGGCGAGGTAAGAATATTAAATGATGATGAAGTGCTCGCAACGATCGCAAACCCAGAAGATATACTTCATCAATATTAACATAGGAGGAAACTATGCAAGTAGAAGAAAACAAGACAGTTGACATTGATACTTCGGGACCTGATACTGAGGTCGAATTAAAAGAAGATCAAACAACTGATACTGCTCCAGTTGAAGAAACTGAAGAGCCCGTAGTTGCTGAGACTCAAGAAGCCAGCAGCGAGCCGCAAGAGGCTACGAAGAAAGAAGAAAAGAAAGAAGAATTAGAAGATTATAGTAGAGACGTTCAAAGAAGAATAGCAAAGCTAACTAAAAAATGGAGAGAAGCGGAAAGACAACC